TCAGTATTAGCTAAGTCAATCGAATGGGCGATTTTCTACGGAGATGCTGCTTTATCAGTAGACCCTGACTTACAAGCAGGTTTAGAATTCGATGGTTTACATAAACTTATCGACCAAGATACAAACATCTTAGACTTACGTGGCGAAACTTTAACTGAAGCTGTATTAAACAAAGCAGCTGTAGTTATCGGTAAAGGTTACGGTAAAGCTACAGACGCATTTATGCCTATCGGTGTGTTAGGAGATTTCTCTAACAGCTTCCTAGGTCGCCAATATGTTTTACAACCAGCAACTAATGCTGATGGCATGGCTACAGGTTTCTCAGTAACTCAATTCAACTCAGTACGTGGCCCAATTCGTTTACATGGTTCAACAATCATGGAGAATGATAACATGTTAGATGAAACTCGCCCACAACAACCAAATGCTCCATTAGTACCTCAATCGGTAGTAGCGGCAGTAAAAACTGGTGTTGCAGGCAAATTCACTAACTACACAGGCGCTCAAAACTACAAAGTTGTTGTAAGTTCTGACGAAGCTGAGTCTATCGCTTCAGATGCAGTAACAGCTACAGTGGCAAATGCTACAGACGGTGTAGAGTTAACAATCACTCTTCAACCTATGTATTCAGCACAACCACAATTCGTTTCTATCTACCGTCAAGGTGCAACAACTAAGCAATACTACTTGATCGCTCGTGTACCTATGTCAAAAGCAACTGGAAACGTACTTGTATTCACTGACAAGAACGATACTATCCCTGAAACAACTGACGTATTCCTTGGTGAAATGTCTGGACAAGTTCTTAGCTTGCTAGAATTACTTCCAATGATGCGTTTACCACTTGCTCAAATGAACGCTACACAAACGTTCTCAGTACTATGGTACGGTGCTTTAGCATTATACGCTCCTAAGAAATGGGTTCGTATCAAGAACGTTAAGTACATTCCAGCAATGGCTTCAGACGTTAACGTTAAGTTCTAATTAGTTAGGACTATAATAGCATAACTGAATAAACAAGTAAATAGAGGACAAGCACATCGCTGTCCTCTTTTTATTTAATAAAACCAAAATTATACATTGGAGTGAATATTTTATGTTAGTAAACCAAGAATTAGCAAATCGTGTAGTAGCAACAGAATTCGGTGATATTGTATTTAACGAGAAGGGTGAGTCTAAAGACCTTAAACCCGAGCAAGAGAAGAAGTTAGGTGATCTTCCAGGATTCGAATATCACGAAGAGAAAGTAGCACCTAAGCCTAAAGTGAAAGAGGAGAAACCTGCCGAGAAGGAAAAGGAAGAAGCTCCTAAGAAGAAATCAACTAAAAAATAAGGGGTGACGGATTATGTTTTCGAATGAGAACGATATGCCTCCTTATGGACACAATAATCCCCAATCATTGAAGCTAGAGGACGTTAACAAGTTTACTCTAGCCGACTATGGCCTATCTGTGGATGCGGTTAAGCTCAATCACTTCGGTGTAGCGGTAACCGATCCCCGGACAGGGGAGCATCTACCTGATGCATTCTATAAGTCCAAGATTGAGGCAGCAGTCGCACAAGCAGAAAAGATGTTAGACATTGTTATCCTGCCTCGTGTTCTTTACGAGCATCACGACTTTTACAGTAACGATTTCGGTAGTTATAGCTTTATTCACACCTTCCATAAACCAATCCTGCAGGTAGAAGCTGTACGACTAGAATATGGTGGTACATCTCTATATAACTATCCTACTCGATGGTGGAAGGTATACAACTTACCAGGACACTTACAAATGCTACCTAACACAATGTTATCTGGTGGATCAGATGGGTTATCTTTAGTGCAAGCGTACTCAATGTATCCAATGGTTACCGGTCTACCTAACACGGTAGGGAATAATTTCGCACCGCAAATGCTCCATGTAGAGTACGTAGCAGGAATGTTACCTCCTACACGTAGTGGAGTGACTGCACCAAATGAGATGCACCCTGACCTATGGAACATGATTATTAAGCTAGCGCTTAAAGAAGTATTCGAACAGTGGGGCCGCTTAATTATCGGTGCCGGTATCGCGAACATGTCTATCTCGATTGACGGTGTATCTCAATCTATCGATACAACTCAGTCAGCTATGTATGGTGGTGCCTCTGCGGATATCGTACAGCTAAATGAGGATATCGCTAAGCTATATACAGGACTTAAATCTTATTACGGGACAAATGTAGGACTAATCTAGGGGGTGTAAACGATGTCAGAAAAACCAGCAATTATTCAGAATATCTCTAATGCAGGTATTCGTACCGATATGCTTGATACGTTTACAAATACTGTAGGGCTCTCTGTACTATGGGAGAAGTCCTACCTATGCCCATGTAGAGATAAAGCTACTAAGCAGCCTAGCCAGGCATGTCCTCGTTGCTTTGGGAGAGGTATAGGCTACTTACCTCCCGTATCTACCAAAGTTATTATTCAGTCTCAAGAAAAAGGCGTATTTAACGCAGACCTAGGATTAATCGATTCAGGAACAGCTATAGGTACCCCGCAGGATCGTACTATTCGTATGTCCTTCCGAGATCGTATCACATTGAATGATGTCGAGGCACGGGTATCTCAATCGTTTATCTTTGATGTAACCGACAAGCGTATTAAAAACGGATTCTATATGGTATACGATGTTCATCAGATTGAGTTTGTTACAAGCATGGCAGGCGACCTATACGAGAATGAAGACTATACAGTCGATCTTAAAAAGAACTTATTCTTTCCTAAGTCACACCTAAAAGGGAAAATGATTTCGATTAACATCTTAACTACCTTACGTTACATGATTGCTGATCTGCTCAAAGAACATCGATACGCACCTGACCAGTCAGGTAAACAGGTAAAGATTCAGCAAAAACTATTACTGAAACGAGAAGACCTCTTTATCAGCAAGGAGGCGTTCGATTTAGGCGTAGATAATGCAGAGGTAGGGGAAATCATCGATCCTAAGAGAAAACCATCCACAGACGGCTTAAACGGCTTCTTCCGAGGCGGTTCATAATGGCTCGACGTAAATCGCAAAGACCTAAGCTATTTCAAAACAAACACGCACCTAAGCGAGCAATGGACAATGTAGGTAAGGCGTTTGTACAGAAGACTCTAGACGCAGGTATGCAAGCGGCTCAGAGCCAGAAACCCCAAAAGGATGTACAAATCAAAGTTACAAGAAAGCCTAAATACCTGGAAGTAACCGAGAAGCGCTTAAACAAAATGGGTGTTGTCGATCTTAAACCATTCTTTGCACACAGCCCTAGCCGTAAGATGAAAAAGGGCGGTGGTTGGTATATTCGTATCCCTATTAAGGTGAAGAAGAAAGACATGTCTCGTCGTATGTATGACCAGTTACGGACGATTAACATCTCCCCGGATAACCAACGAACGGTTATATCGGACTATCTCTATGATAGACGACAAGCTTCTGACGCTAGCCTGCTGAATTACACGCCAGTATCGTATAATATAACTAAGCAGAAAACTGGTAAACGTAAGCATACTTATGTAGCTTATCGTACCGTATCTGATAAATCACCGACAAGCAGCTGGATCGTAAATCGGGATAAAGTAAACACCGATGATACATCTAAGACTTTTATACGAAATGTAAACAGGCTAATGAAATGGAAAGCTAAGAACGGATGGGAGTGAGTTAAATGGCCTTACCTAGTATTGATACATACCTATATGATGAGATCGAAAGCAAACTGAAAATTATATTGGAGAACCGTTATATTATAGAGGAGATACTTAAAGGTGTTCAACCTGATATCGCAGCTAACTTTATTAAGGCTTATACGGGCGATAACGCTAAGGAAATTCCTATCGTATACACTATGCCCCAAACAAAGGAAAAGCAGCAAGGAGCCATCTATATAGGGCTTAGAGAAGGCGAAGAAGATCATACAAGCTTAGGCAACATTGAAGGAACCTACGCACAGCTTTCAGGTGGGCTTAAGCAACAGACTATCACAATCGAACACGACGAAAGTAGAAATACTTGCTATTTCGAAGTGGAGTTCCCTATCGACCATATAGAGGTAGTGAAAGGGGTATCCTTTGCCGAAAGTGATCGAGTCATGACTGACGGTAATAGAGTCGATTTTGCCTACGATCCGTACTTTGTAGGTAAAGAATTCAGCGTTATCTACGAAGCAACTGCAGGAGATGAAATCGGCCTTAAAAAAGGTTTCACCGTAACCGAGCAGTACGCTGTAATGGTTGTATCTACGAATATGAACACTGTCCGCTGTCTGGACTTAATTGTAAAAGCCATCCTCATTATGATGAGAAATAGCCCAGAAGAAAACACGATCTTCTTACTACAGAAAATTGTTTTTGGGCAACTAGAAGAGCAGCCAGTAGGTGCGGAAGAGACCCCGGAAATTTTATATGGACGGATGTCTATTATCACATACACCACTTCCTACAGCCTGGACATGCCAATCTTAGACGATGTATTAAAATACATTAACTTGAATATTAATTATGATTTGAAAGGAGAGCTGAGAAGTGGCGGAAAAGAAAAAGGTTGAAAAGCCTAAAGAAGAGCCAAAGAAAACTCTTCCTAAGTCATATACACATATTGATACATTTATGCAAACCGCTATCCCGATGTACAACTTATCTCGTGTACAAGCAGCTGGGTTTAAAGCCAAGATGCAGGGGCAGCATTATCAGCGAGACCAAAAAGTATTTATTGATGCCCTAAAAGAGCATTTCAATATTGAAGATTAATATCCAGAAAGGATGATATAAATAATGGCTAACGTTTCTTACGGTTATAACCGACAACGACCTCGTACCGAGATTTTCTTAGATGCTAGTTCACTAGGATCAGCAAATGCACGTTCTGAAAAGCCGCTAGTACTAATCGGCTCAGCAAACGGTGGGGAGCC